ATGCTGGCGCATTACATCGAGACCAAGCGGGCACACCCGGACTGCCTGCTGTTCTATCGCATGGGCGATTTCTACGAGCTGTTCCTGGACGATGCGGTCACCGCCGCCGCCGCGCTGGACATCACGCTGACCAAGCGCGGTCAGCAGGCCGGCCAGGACGTGCCGATGTGCGGCGTGCCGGTGCATGCCTATGACGCCTATCTCTCCCGCCTTGTCCGGCAGGGCTACAAGGTAGCGATCTGCGAGCAGGTGGAGGACCCGGCGGAAGCGAAGAAGCGTGGCGGCAAGTCGCTGGTGCGGCGCGAAGTGGTGCGCATCGTCACGCCGGGCACGGTGACCGAGGACACGCTGCTGGATGCGCGCCGGCACAACCATCTGGTCTGCCTGGCCGATGCGCAGGGCAAGCTGGGCATCGCCTGGGTCGATATGTCCACCGGCGAGTTCCAGGTGCAGCCGCTGGAGGAGAAGTCGGTGGCCGCTGTGCTCGCCCGGCTCGATCCGCAGGAATTGCTGCTGCCCGACCGGCTGCTGCAGCGCGAGGCGCTGTTCGAGGCCTTCGCCGACTGGAAGCAGGTGATGACGCCGCAGCCCGGTTCCCGCTTCGACAGCGTGGCCGGCGAGAAGCGGCTGATGGCGCTGTACGAGGTGCAGGCGCTGGACAGTTTCGGCAGCTTCGAGCGGGCGGAACTGGCCGCTGCCGGCGCGCTGGTGGACTATGTCGAGCTGACGCAGAAGGGTAAGCTGCCCCGCCTCTCCGCCCCGCGCCGCCTGCAGGCCGGCGCGGTCATGGAGATCGATGCCGCCACACGCCGCTCGCTGGAGCTGACCCGCACCCAGACGGGGGAGCGCAAGGGCAGCCTGCTCTCCGTCATCGACCGTACGGTGACGGGGGCCGGCGCGCGGCTGCTGGCGGCCTGGCTGTCGGCACCGCTGACCGACGTGCCGGCCATCGAGGACCGGCTGGACCGGGTGCAGTTCTTCTTCGATCAGGAGGGCTTGCGCGGGAAGCTGCGCGAGACGCTGAGGCGCTGCCCGGATGTGGAGCGCGCGCTGACCCGGCTGACGCTGGATCGCGGCGGCCCGCGCGACCTGGCGGCGATCCGCGACGCGCTGGCGGAAAGTGCGGTGCTACGCGATCTGGCCGGCGCGCCCTCGCTGGCGCCGCTGCCGAAGGGGATTTCCCAGGCGCTCGACGATCTTGGCCGGCATGGCGCGCTGGTGGACCGGCTCGGCCGCGCTCTGGCGCCGGACCTGCCGGTGCTGACCCGCGATGGCGGCTTCATTGCGCCAGGCTATGCGCCGGAACTGGACCAGCTGCGCATGCTGCGCGACGAAAGCCGGCGGCTGATCGCCGGGCTGCAGGCGCGCTACCAGCAGGAAACCGGCGTTTCCAGCCTGAAGATCAAGCACAACAACGTGCTGGGCTATTTCATCGAGGTCTCGACCAGTCACGGCGACAAGCTGCTGGCGCATGAGGATTTCATCCACCGCCAGACCATGGCCAGCGCGGTGCGCTTCACCACGGTGGAGCTGGGCGAGCTGGAACAGAAACTCTCCAGCGCCGCCGACAAGGCGCTGGCAGTGGAGCTGGCGCTGTTCCGCGATCTGGTCGGCGAGGTGACGGCCCATGCCGATGCCATCGCGCTGGCTGCCAATGCCATCGCCCGGCTGGATGTTGCCTCGGCGCTGGCCGAGCTGGCGACGGACAACCGCTATGTCCGCCCGGAAACGACCGAGGGCACGGAATTCGCCATCGCCGGTGGCCGCCATCCGGTGGTGGAGGCAGCCCTGCAGGCGGCGGGCGAGCGTTTCGTCGGCAATGATTGCGTGCTGGAGGGCGGAAAGCGGCTGTGGCTGCTGACCGGCCCGAACATGGCCGGCAAATCGACCTTCCTGCGGCAGAACGCGCTGATCGCCATTCTGGCGCAGATCGGCGGCTTTGTGCCGGCAGGAAGCGCGCGGATCGGCGTGGTGGACCGGCTGTTCAGCCGCGTCGGTGCGGCGGACGATCTGGCGCGCGGGCGCTCCACCTTCATGGTGGAGATGGTGGAGACGGCGGCGATCCTGAACCAGGCCGGTCCGCGCTCGCTGGTCATTCTGGACGAGATCGGCCGCGGCACGGCGACCTATGACGGGCTCTCCATCGCCTGGGCAACGGTCGAGCATCTGCATGCGGTGAACCGCTGCCGCACGCTGTTCGCCACCCATTATCACGAGCTGACGCAGCTGGCCGAGAAGCTGGAAAACCTCGCCTGCCACACCATGCGGGTGAAGGAATGGCAGGACGAGATCGTCTTCCTGCACGAGGTCGCGGCAGGCGCTGCCGACCGCTCCTACGGCATCCATGTCGCCAAGCTGGCCGGGCTGCCGGCCCCGGTGGTGGCGCGCGCCGAATCCGTGCTGAAGAAGCTGGAGGAAGGCGAGACAGGCGCGACCTCGGCCCGCATTTCCGAGGATCTGCCGCTCTTCGCCGCCATGGTGCAGCGCCCGGTTGCGGCGCCGGCACAGCCGACCGGCCCCTCACCCGCCGAGGCGGCGCTGGCCGACATCAATCCAGACGAGCTGACGCCGCGCCAAGCGCTTGACGCGCTCTACCGGCTGAAAGGTCTGGCGGGGGCGTAGGCCGCCCTACTCCAAACCGTCATTCCCGGGCTTGTCCCGGGAATCCAGGGTTCAGCTTTCTCGACCGCTATCCAGCGAGCGGAGACATGGACCCCCGGTACAAGACCGGGGGTGACTGTAACCCGACAGATGGTTTGAGTAATCCGGGATAAGGCGGGACAACCCGGCATAATGTGGGACGGGCCGCGGTTTCCTGCGGGTTTGAACGGGTGTTTAGGTCACCCTCAAAAAATTGGCGCGCGACATGAAACTGAAAGTGTCGCGACGCCTGATTTGATCACTTGCAGTAAGCCCTGCCGATCTCGTCGAAGCTGCCCCGGGCCAGCATCTTGGCGATGTCGACCACAACCACCGTCACCTCCCTGCTGCCCTGGTAGTGGTTCAGGACATTGTTGCAGGCCTGCCAGGCTAGCATGTCGCGGGATTTGCCGTTGTCGATGACGCCGACGTAGAGAAAGCCGCTCTGCGCCCAGGCGGCATCCTTCACGAGCTGCATGCCCATGACGGCCTTTAGGATGTCCGGCTTCGCGGCTTCCAGAGCCGCTGTGTCCGCTGCGTACTGCTCCTTCGCCGCCAGGTCGCGGCGCACCTGTTCCAGGCGGGCTTCTTCCCTGGCAGGATCGACCTTCGCGGGATCGACGCGCGGAAGCTTATTATCCCTGCTGTTCCCAGCATAAAGTCCAACCACTGCCAGTACGATGATGAGCGGCCAGAAGCCTTTCTTACCCTTCTGATACCAAGGGCTGTTTTCCCGCTCACGTCGCTTTCGGTTCTTCTCGCCGTGCAGCACGGAATCGGGATGACCGGACCCTTCCATCGCAACCTCCCTAGAAAAGCCCGCCGTGCCAGATGACATGGCCGATGACGTGCAGCTCGGCGGCCTGGTCGGCGGTCAGCGTGTCCCCTGAATAGCGCGGGTTGTCGGAGAAGATCAGCAGCTCGCCGGTCAGCTTCGGCGAAATGCGCTTCACCAGGAGCACGCCGCGCCAGCTGATCACATAGATCGCGGCGTCGCGGATCGTGCCAATCGACATGTCCACGATCAGCAGATCGCCGTTGCTGATCGTCGGCTCCATCGAATCGCCCTGGGCTTCGATCACGCAGATATCGCGCGGGCTTCGCCGCAGCGTGCGGCGTACCCAATCCTCACGAAACGCAATGTAATCAACGATCTGCTCGGAATGAACGAGCGCGCCCGCCCCGGCGGATGCCCGCACTTCGTAGCGCGGAACCTGGACGTAGCCATCCAGCTCGGCTGTCGCCGTGATCATCTGCTTCTGCGCAGTTTGGCTTTCAAGCATTTGGCCCTCCCCAGTTGCAAGCCACTTTAGGCTTACATCAACTGCGCGAGCAAGGGCGACAAGCCGTTCGCGAGAAGGGTCTGAGGCCCCGCGCAAATACTTACGGATAACCCCCTCCGATAATCCAGCTGCGTCTGCTAGCCGGGAAATACTGCCGGATTTGCGGACCAGCTCGTCCATCCGTGCGGTGAAGCCATCATCAGATCGTACGTTCATGCTGTTTTGATCAGGGTGCATGGCTAGGTGCATCCTGATTGCAGGTGTACGAAGAACGGATTAAATCTATTAAAAACAATATATTAAATGCTCTTCGCGTGCTGATGTTCAAAAAATCAGCATGAACGTACGTTTTCCGGTTCTCATTTCGTACGTTTGTGATTATCTTCATGTCATGTCCATCACATCATCAACCGTTGACATCCCGAAAGAACCCGCCATCCGGCGGGCCTGGGTCGTCTATCAGCTTCGCATCCGGGGCCTGAGCTTCGGCTCGCTCGCCCGCGATTCCGGCGTGTCCCGCCAGGCCATCAGTAATGCCCTGCTGATGCCCTCCTCGCACCTTGAGGAAATCATCGCCGAGGCGATTGGCCTGACCGCGCAGGAGCTGTTCCCCGAGCGCTTCGACACCACCGGCCGGCGACTGCACCGGACACGATCCCCGGAGCGTAACACGCGGGCCAACCCCGACAATGTCAAAACAGGAGAGGCGGCATGAACAGCGCCATGCGCCTCCGCCAGCGGCTGCTGGTTTCCATCGCCAGGGCGTGCCTGCGGGCGGCTGGGGTGGAGACCTATCGAGAGGAGCGGCCACTAGGCCAGTTGCCAGCTCGCTTCACGTTGAAGGCGGACGCTTCGGGCCTTGCCGCAAGTGTTCTGAAATCCCGGCGTGAACTACACGGCAGGCGGCGATGATTTCGTCTCGCGCCTTTGACCGAAGCATCATGGCGGTGGCGTCGTCTTCACCCAGGATGAGCGCTTGTAAATCTGCGGCCATATCCTGTTCCAGGGCTTCTATAGTCGAGATCGGATCGTTCGTATCCAGAACGACCATTGCGATAAGCCGATTGATCAGCAGCTTGTGCGCCAAGGTCCGCGCGGCAGCACCGTCCATTTCAGCCCTCATCGCTTCCAAAACAGGCATAAGGTCCATCGAATCCCTCCTCGGCTGTGTGGAAGCTCCGAGTGTAGGGCAAGGCCGGGCGGTTGTCTTTGATGCCCCTTCGACAACTGTCCGGCCCGCAATTCCGCGATCCGTTCTCCTCCCTGACTGGCCGGGCGCTTCGTCCGTAGCTTCGGCGTCCGGCCGCCTTTTTTCGGGGGCGGTGGCATGAAGGCGAAGGACGCCCGCACGCTGGACCTGTTCGCCTGGGAGCCGCCGGCCCTGGAGCAGCGGTTCACCTTCGACGACGTGCGAGCGGCCACGCTGGACGCGGCTATCGCGAAGGGCATCAGCCTGGTCATGGCGGAATCGGAAAAGAGCCGTGAAGAGATCGCCGACGAAATGGGCCGCTTTCTCGGTCAGCCGATCAGCAAGAACATGCTCGACGCCTATGCGAGCGAGGCCCGCGAAACCCACAAGATCAACGTGCCGCGCTATCTGGCCCTGGTCCACGCGACGGGCGACCGGCGGCTGCTGAGCCTGCTGGCCGACCAGTTCGGATGGGCGGTGGTAGACCGCCGCTACCTGAAGATCGTCGAGGCGACAATGGCGGCGGAGCGCGCGGAGGAGCTGGCGGACCTGTCACGTCGGTTGCGCCGGGAGGCCGGCCGATGAAGGCGGAATGGTTCACAGCCGCCGAGCTGGCGCGCCTGGCGCTGCCGGGTTTGCCGGGCACAAGACAGAATATCGCCTCGCGCGCTAAGCGTGAAAACTGGCGGAGCCGAGAGCGCAAGGCATCTGGCGGTGGAATTGAGTATCACGTCTCCAGCCTGCCTCAGCCAGCGCGAGAGGTGCTGGCTGCACGCGCCGCTGCAGAAGCTGCAAAGCAGGCGCCCGCCCTGCCGGCCCCGGCGCCCGCGAAAGCAGCCCGCCCGGACCCGCGCTATCTGACCGGCAAGGGCCAGCTGCGGCTGGATGCCAAGCTGGCAATCCTCGCCGCCTGGGATGCCTTCTGGCCGCCCTGCGGGCTTGGTCTGGTGCAGGCCCAGCACAAGTTCGTCGGACTGTACAACGCCACTGAAATCGCCGTTGAAGGCTGGGTGCGCGACACCGAGCGCACGATCAGCTTCGCCTCCCTGCGGCGCTGGATTGCCCGGCGCGAGGAAGGGAACATCAACCAGCTGGCCGGCCGCTACAAAGGGCAGGCAGGGCGCAGCACACTCGGCCTGGCCAGTGAGGTCAAGGCCGCGCTGGGCGGCATCCTGGCGCAGCAGCCAATGCTTTCCGCCGGCACGGTGCGCGACCAGCTGCGCCAGCGCTTCGGCGAGACCATCCAGATCGAGATCGACGGCCAGCCGGAAGAGCGGCCCTTGCCCTCGCTGCGGCAAATCCAGCGGGAGATAGCGGCCTGGCGGCAGCAGAACAGCCAGGCGCTGGCCGCTGTCAGCGACCCGGACGGCTGGAAGAATCACCATATGGTCGCGGTCGGCAGCGCGTCGGAGGGCATCGTCCGCCCGAATCAACTGTGGGAGATCGACGCCAGCCCGGCCGACATGATCTGCGTCGATGGGCGCTGGTCGATCTATGTCGCCATCGACGTCTATACCCGCCGGCTGCTGGTCTATATCAGCCGGACGCCGCGCACCGAAGCGGCACTGCTGCTGATACGCCGCGCCATCCTGGCCTGGGGCGTGCCGGAGACGATCCGCACTGACCAGGGCAGCGACTTCACCAGCGCCATCATGCGCCGCGCGCTGGCCCTGCTGCAGATCAGGCACGACGCCGCGCCACCGTTCAGCCCGGAGCGTAAGGCCTTCGTCGAGCGGCATATCGGCTTCCTGCAGCACGACCTGATGCCGATGCTGCCCGGCTTCGTCGGCCACTCGGTCGCCGACCGGAAGAAGATCGAGGGCCGCCGGAGCTTCGCGCAGCGCCTCGGCGAATCGCCGGAGAAGCTGCTGCAGGTCTCCATGACTGGCGAAGAGCTGCAGGAGGTTTGCGACTATTGGGCCGGCACACAGTACGAACACCGGCCGCATGGCGGGCTGGAAGGCCGAAGCCCTGCCGAGAAGCTGGCCCACTACACGGGCGACCTGCCACGCATCGGCAATGAGCGCGCGCTTGACCTGCTGCTGGCCCCTGCGCCGGCCGGTGATGGCCAGCGCGCCGTCACCAAGAAGGGCATCAAGGTCGAAGGCACCTGGTTCTGGTCGGATGCCCTGATCCCCTGGGTCGGCACCGGCGAGCGCTTCGATATCCGACTGGACCCCGAGGATATGGGGCGCATCTACGTCTATCGCGCCGAGCCCTGGGAGTTTGTCTGCGTGGCAATCGACCCGGATCGGCTGGGTCTCGACCGCCGCCAGATCGCCGTGCAGGCGAAGACCGCGCAGAAGGCCTGGGTAAAGGAACGCCGGGCAGAGCTGCTTCGCGCCGGCAAGCAGTTCCAGCCGCACCACATGGCGGCAGCACTCCTGGGCACCGCACCCGCCGGTCCCATCGCCTACACGACACCGGCGCTGGAAGCCGCCGCCAATGCCGCCGGGCCAGAGCGCCAGGCGCCGGCAGACCCCATCGTTATCCGCGATCTCACGCCGGACATGGAAGAGGCTGCGGCCAAGCGCTTCCACGATATCGAAAGCCGTGCCGGCAGCACTTCCAGCAGCGACAGCGCGCCGGCCATTACACCCGCTTCAAACCCCGTTCAATCGACTGCATCCGAGCCGGCCTATGCCGGCCACCGCCGCTATGTGCCTACCGGCCTCTCACTGGCGCAGACCGAGGATTTGGCCTGGGCGCTCTGGATGCTTGAGGACGAGGCGCGCGGCACACCGAAGCAGCGCCAGGCGCTTACCGAAATGCTCGCCCGCCGGAGCTTCCGCCAGCTGGTGGAAACCCTGGCCGAGCAGATGCCCACGACCGGTGGGGAGATCACGAAACAAACGGCTTGACGCGAGCAAAGGAGGAGAAATGCGCGCGCGATTTGTACAGACGAGCAATGTCAGGCGGTTCCTGGGCGGTGTCGATGCGGTCGAGCATCGGGGTGCGCCGGAAGCCTGCCTGATGCTGGTGACCGGCGATGCCGGGCACGGCAAGAGCAAGACAGGCCAGTGGTATGGCGCATCCGAGAACGCGGTCTTCCTGCGCACAAAAGCCGCAACCACCCCGCACTGGATGATGCGTGACCTGGTGGCGGAGCTGGGCGGCACCCAGCCCGGCAACACCACGGAAAGGCTCTTCGGCCAGGCACTGACGATCCTGGCGAAGGAACCGCGCCCCATCGTGGTGGACGAGATCGAGCATACGCTGCGCGACATCACGGTGCTGGAGACGCTGCGCGACCTGACCGACATGGTCGAGGTGCCGCTGATCCTGCTGGGCCGGGAGTATGTCGCCGGCAAGCTGAAGCTGCAGCCGCAGCTCTGGTCGCGGATCAGCAGCGTGATCGAGTTCCAGCCGGCGACGCTCGACGACGTGCGGCTCTGCGCCAACGAGCTGATCGACATCGACCTTGCCGAGGATGCCGTCGCAGCCATCCATAAGGCCGCTGACGGCCGCATTCGCGAGGTCATCAAGGCGTTGGCTGTGGTCGAGCGCGCCGGGCGCAGGCTTGGCCGGCCGATGACGGCCGCCGATCTGGCGGCCCTGCCGCTCTGCCATGACGCCCCGGTGTTCCGTCGGAGGGCCGCATAATGGCGCGGACAGCGGAACTGGTGCTGCGGGAGATCATCGCGACCGGCGATTGCGTGACGCCATCGCAGATCGTCTCCAGCACCGGCCTGTCGTCAAAGCAGGTCAAGCACTCGCTGGACGTGCTGACCCGCAACGGCTTGGCCACCACACCACGCCGCGCCTGCTACCGCGCCACGGATGCCGCGCGGCAGGGCGACGCAGAGGTCAGCAGCGGGCCGCGCAAAGGTGTGCCGCAGGGCCGCCGCCTGACATCGGCAAGTGGCCTGCGCGGCCGCACCTGGTGGGTGCTGCGCAAAATCCGCAAGGGCACGCTGGCAGACATTGTCGAGCTGGCTGCCAAGGCCGAGAAGCGGCCGGAGACGGCGGTGCAGGCCTATCTCTCGATCCTCGCCCAAGCCGGCTATGTCCACGTACTGCGGCGGCCGACGCCCGCCCGTTATCTGCTGGTCCGCGATACCGGGCCGCAGGCGCCGAGCTGGAGCGCGCGCTACGGCACGATCTACGACCCGAACACCAGCGAGGAGATCGCGCTGCAGAATGGCGGTGACGCATGAACGCCGCTGCCATCGACCGCGCCCGTGCCGCCTGGGGCGAAAGCATCCCGGCCTGGATCGAGACGCTGGCCCGCGAGGCCGACCGCACCAGCCAGTCGAAGGTCGCGCAGGCGCTTGGTTACAGCGCCAGCGCGGTCAGCCAGGTGCTGGCCGGAAAGTACAAGGGCGATCTGCGCGCGGTCGAACAGGCCGTGCTGGGCGCCTTCGCCGGCCTGGTCGTCGAATGCCCAATCCTGGGCGAGATCAGCCGCGCCCGCTGCATCACCGAACAACGCCAGCCATTGCGGGCCACCCAGCCCGGCCGCCCTGCCTTGTGGCGGGCCTGCCGGGGCATTGGCCGGCCGCGTTGTCCCCACAGCCGCATCGAGGAGGAGAACGATGCCAGTTGATCACACACAGAGTTATCCGACCGGCCGGCTGATCGCGCTGGCCTGGGGCATCGACCAGATGCTGCATGACGGCGGTGCGCCCGTGCGCCAGCAGGAGGAGCAGATCGCGGCCATCCTGCAGGACGTGGCCGGCCAGGTGGACGGCGTGTCGCCAAGTGCCGCCGGTGATCTGCGGCGCATGGCCGGAGGCCTTGAGGGGCGTGTCCGTCGCGGCGATTGGCAGAGGCTTACCCCCAGCGGCGTGTCCTTCCTCGCCCAGGTCATATGGGGCGCTGCCGCCGACCTGGCGCTGAAGGGTCTGCCCGGCCGCCCGGCCGAAGACGGTACTGGCGAGTTGATCGTCATCGACTTCCCCGGCCGGTCTGCGGTCATCCACTATCCGACCTGGCCCATGGCCACGGACGGCGGAGACGCAGCATGAGCGCCGCCGCACACAGCCCTGGAGCCGTCCAGATGGACACCAGCCCGCTCGGTATGCGCGTGCAGCTCGGCAGCAAGAGCTGGGGCCGCGTCGTCAGCTACCGGCTGCTGGAGAACGCCCGGCTGCTGACCTATTGCCAGCCGGAGGGTGCCAGCGAGGGGCAGGCCTCCGTTCCGGTTCTGGTCACCATCCGGCCGGATGGAGTCGCACAGGCGTCACCACCGGTGGACGTGGCGTCCGCGATACTGACCGCCCATCGCGTTGCCGGCGGCCTTGATACCCGCCAGCCGGTGAACGCCCAGCTGCAGCAGCTGGCCATCGCTGTGATCGCCATGAGCGACCAGTTGCGCGGCGGTGCGTCATGACCGCCATGGACCCGTCGCGCATCCGCATCTTCGACGTGCAGCGCCTGGTCGCGAGACAGGCCGGTATCCGTATCGCGGAGCTGCTGCGCGAAAGCCGAGAGCAGCCGCTCGCACGGGTGCGGCAAGAGGCTTACTGGCTGGCCCGTAAGCTGACCGGCCGGAGCTACCCCTATCTCGGCGCGGCCTTCGGCGGCCGCGACCACACGACCGTCCGTCATGGCGTCCTGCAGATCGAGCGCCTGCGCCGGACGGACCCGGATGTCCGCGACCGTCTCTACCGTCTCGAACTCCAACTGAAGGAGACCGTCCATGCGTCTGCTGCCCCTGTTTCTTGATGGCCTGCTTGACCGGCTGCTGCGCCGCCACCGGCTGGCCCCGCTGCCCCATGCCGAGCGCCTGGCGCTCTCCGGCGCCGTATCCGACATCGCCGGCCCGATTGACCGGCCTTCCAACCGCCTTTGAAGGAGCCTGAACATGCAGTTGAGCGACATCGAAGCCCGCGCCGCGCGCCTCGCCAAGACCAGGGCCAAGCTGGCCGAAGTGGTGGGCGACCTGGACGCGGACATCGCCAAGGCCCGCCGCCGCAGGATGCCCATCATCAAGAAGCTGGTGGCGGAGGCCGAGGCCGAACGCTCGGCGATCCAGCTGCTGGTCGAGGACAACAAGCACCTGTTCGTCCGGCCGCGCACCGTCGTTATGCACGGCATCAAGATCGGCCTCGCCAAGGGCAAGGGTAAGATCGAGATCCCGGACGCGGCCCAGGTGATCAAGCTGATCCGCAAGCAGCTGCCGGAACAGGCGGACCTGCTGATCAAGACCACCGAGGAGCCGGTGAAGGGGGCCATCGCCGGCCTGACCGTCGCCGAGCTGAAGAAGATCGGCGTCACGGTGATCGAGGCCGGCGACCAGGTTGTGATCAAGCCGACCGATGGCGAGGTCGAGAAGCTGGTCGATGCGCTGCTGAAGAGCGCTGCGGAGACCGGTGAGACGGCCCCGGCCGGGGAGGCTGCGTGATGGCTGATGTCGGCGGGATTTCCGGCGAGCGGCTGCGGTCGTTCGTCGAGCGCATCGAGCGGCTGGAGGAGGAGAAGGCAGCGCTGGCCGCCGATATCCGCGAGATTTTCGCCGAAGCCAAGGGCGTTGGCTTCGATACCAAGATCCTGCGCCAGGTGCTGAAGCTGCGGAAGCTGGACCGCGAGGACCGGCAGGAGCAGGAGACGCTGCTCGATCTGTACATGCAGGCGCTGGGCATGGCCCCGGCCGCTGACGGCGACGACGATGGCGGCGACGCCGGGGCGGGTGAGGAATGACCCGCGCCCTGTCCGAGACAGAAGCGGCCCTGCTGACCGCGCTGGAGCTGGCGCGGACCTATGTCGCCAATGACCTGCAGTGCACGCTGGAAGCCGTCTGCGACCTCAATCCTAATACGCTTGAGCCTCTCCGCGAGACCCTGTCCGACGAGGACCGGCCCAGCATCGAGGGGATCGAGCGCGACCTTGCGGTGATCGATGCCGCCATCGCGGCCGCCAAGGCCGAGGCGGGTGCCTGATGGCCAAGACACCGCGGCTATCCCCTGCAATGCGGAAAGTGCTCGAAAACATCAAGGCCGGCCGCAGTGCAACGCACGGCTTCCCTGGCGGGCGTTCAACGGCCGGAGGATTGAGCGGGACATTCGTTGCCCTCCATCGCCGCAGATATCTGGACCGCGACGGCAACATCACTGCTGCTGGCGAGGCGGCCTTGCAGGGCAACGCCAAGGCAGGTGCGGCATGATCGAGCTTCGCTACGACAAGGAATACGCCGTCGAGAGGTTCGACGAGGTCGAGGTGACCATAGACGGCAGGACATATGAAGGCGTGGTCCGCCACCTGCATCCGAAGCTCGATATGCTGACGGTGGGCTATGTCGACCCTTACGATACCTACCGCACCACCTCCGCGCCTAAGCACAAAGTCGCAAGAGTGCCGGTGTCGGCCTGCGATCTCATCAGGAGGGCCGGCTGATGATCCAGCTGGTCCGCACCCCCATCATCCGCCGCGCGCCGGTGTTGCTGGCCTCGGCCGATCCTGCCGCCGCCACCGTCGGCTTCCAGGCGACGGGCTATGTGTACGAGGCCGTCGAGATCGAGATCGGCCTGTCCGACCGGCACCGCTATCTGCTGCGCGCGCCGATGACCGCCTGGGACCGGCTGTGCCTCCGCGTCGAGGAGGTCGTGCAGGGCGATGCCCTGCGCCGGCTGCGCGCGGAAGACGCCAAAGCAGGTGCGGCATGAACGAGCTGGCCTACGCCCACCTGACAAAAGACCAGATCGCTTCGGTCAAAAAGCAGCTGGCCGACCAGTACAACACGGTCTGGTTCGATTGCGACGGCTACCTGGTGACCGCATGCCTGATGCGGATCGGCAAGCTGAAGCTTGGCATCCGCGTCTATGTGAACGGGTGCTGCATGCATAGCTGGCTTCTGTCGTCGAGTGAGGCAGAGGAAGGCAGGCGCTTCTATCGCCTTGCCACCAGGCGCCTGCATAGTGCGAAGGCGCTTTCCGACCTGGTGCGCGCCGTCGGCAAGCGAAGCAAGATATACAAAGAGTTCGCCAGCCAGACATACAGCTACCGCGCCTATTACTGGACGTCAGCCGCGTCGATGCTGCGGCATTTCCACGACAACAACGCCTCGGTGCGCCTCCTGGATGAAGCGGAGGCGAAGCTCCGTATGGAAGCTCTGCAGCCCGAACTCGCCGCCGCCAGGGAAGCCGCGCTGGTGACCAAGGCGGGTGCGGAATGACCGCCGTCGGCAAGCTATGCCCGGTGCCCGGCTGCGAGGGCATCCAGAAGCCCGGCAAGCTGATGTGTTTGCCTCACTGGCGCCGCGTGCCGAAGCCGCTGAAGGACGCTGTCTGGGAGACGTGGCGCGCCTATGAGGCCGCCGCCAAAGACCGCCGGTCCTATAGCGACCCTGATCGCAGCAACGAGTTCTTCGTCCGCCGCCGCGCCTATCGCTTCGCGGCGGACCAGGCCGTGAAGGCTGTTTCACCCCCGACCGAAGGAGACTGAAATGCCGTTTGAAGCCATCGATCCGCGCCCCGCAGCGTCCGCCAGGGTGCCTGCCGACGCCATCGTGATCAGCACCCGCCAGTCAGGCCTGGGCGCCCGCAAGAAGTATGCGCAGATGCATTTCGGCGAAGCCATCGCCGGCAAGCTGGGCATCAAGGATGGCGTCAGGCTGGCGCTGGCCTGGGGCACCGGGGCCGACGAGGGGCGGCTGAAGCTGGAGGTCACCGACGGCGCCGGCCATGCCGTTAAGCGCTACCGGGGCAACGGCACGCTCTACACGACCATCGGCAGCATGCCGAGCTGGTACAGCGGCGAGACGGTGAAGCGCGGGCGGTGCCATGCGCAGATCCTCGAAGCGACGCGGGGGGGCACCGTATGCCGTGCTGCGCATGCCGTGCGCCTTCGTCGACCGTGTCGTGGATCTCGACGAACAGGGCGCCTGACCATGCGCGCGGATGAGAAATATCCCTTCCGTAGCCACCGCTCCATGGCCGAAGTGATGGCCTACGAGGCGCGCATGGCTGCCTTCGAGGCGGCACGGGAGGAGACCCGCACCAGGCATCGCGAGCGCCATCTTCTGCCGCCGGCCGAAGCCGACAAGGCGGTGGCCAATGGCTGAGTGTGATTGCTTCGTCTGCCGCGTCGTCGCCCTTGTGGGGGAGGAAATCTCCGCTTACCGCCTCGATCCTGACAAGAGGAACGAGCCAGCAGGCGCCGCGACAGCGCATGTCATGGGCAAGATGTGGGGCGTCCTCGACGCGATGCTGAAGCACGCCTACACCCCGGCGCAACAGATCGAATTCGCCGAGGCCTACGCTGAAGAGTTCGTGAAAATCGTGAAGGCCAGGCTGGCCGACAGTGCGCCGGCGCCGACCGAGACGCGGCACTGAGGGCACGGCCATGATGCTCGCGCCTCGCCCTGCCGACTATGACGCCGCCCAGCACCGGGCCAACTGCCGCGCGCATGCGAAGCACCGCGCCTGGCAGCGTTATGGGCTGGCCCTGAGCGAGCGCGAGCTGCGGGACATGGAGGCGCTGATCTGGCAGGGCAAGGCCAAGTGGGTTGCCGATGGCCGTAAATCTTTGTGCCAGATCTACGAGCTGCGCCTGAGGAAGCGCCGGCTGCTGGCGATCTTTTCCATTCAGCTGGAGATCATCGTCACCTTCCTGCCACCAAAGCGGGGGGCGTGGATCAAATGACCCCGGCCGAGCGGAAGATCGTGCAGGAGCTGATCAAGGTCACCGGCCTGCTGGCCCGCCAGCAGCGCAAGCCGCGCTATCGCGACATGCTCAACCGCACCGTAGCGGCCGCAGAGGCTGCGCTTGCGGCGGCCGAGGCCGCCTCATTCGAGGGCGAGAATATTAAACGGCCCACCGGTGACCCGCTGGAGCAGCTGCGTGCAGCCCTTGCCGCCTGCGAAGCCGCAGGCCTGCCCGGACACCTTGTAGCCGGTGAGGTCTATCACGGCTTCCGCCTTTCGACCCTCATGGACCAGGAGCCTGCCCGATGACCGTGCCGCCGGAAATCTTGGCGCGCGGCTATGTGGCTGGCCGATATGACCAGCGAGCCGGCCGGCCAGAAAAGCCCCGCATGATCCCGGAAGGCGAGTGCGTCGCCTGCGCCCGGCGGACAATGCCAGGCCTGATGTTTTGCACGAGCTGCCGGGGCCGCCTGCCCGATGACATCACAGCGCGGATTTCCCGCGCCCGCGACGACGTCCTGGGGGCGCCGCAATCCAAAGAGGCGATCCGGGCTTTCGGCCGCGCGGTCTGGAGCGCCATCGACTATCTGGAGAATGTGCGATGACCGCCGCCAGCAAGATCAATCCGAAGACCTTTGGGGCAATCCACGCCAGCAGAAAGCAGATTGCCGGTCTGGCCGATGACACCGCCTGGCGCGCCCTCCTGGTGCGCGTGACGGGTAAGGACAGCCTGCGCACCATGACCGGGCCGCAGCTGGGCAAGGTCATCGACGAGCTGCACCGCCAGGGCGCCCGCAAGACACCGCCGAAGCGCGCCTTCAAGGGGCGTACCCGCAAGCTGGCGGATAGCGATCAGGCGCAGAAAATCCGCGCACTCTGGCTTGCGCTCTGGCACCTGGGCTGCATCGCCGATTCGTCGGAAGAGGCACTGGCGGCCTTCGTGAAGCGCCAGGCCAAGGTGGACGCGCTGGAATGGTTGCCAGCCGACAAGGCCGCTGGCGTTATCGAGGCGCTGAAGGGCTGGCTTGCCCGGCCCGCAGGCAAGGGCGGCGGTGGTGTGTCCTGGTCCAGCCAACCGCCGATCAGCGACCGGCAGGCTGTCGTCGAGGCGCAATGGCGCCGGCTGCTGGATCTCGACGCCATCGCCCAGCCCCATATCGGCTGGTGGGACATGGCCTACCGCATGCGCGCCGCGCCGGCCGCACCGCAGTTCTATTCCACGAAGGACTGGGATTCGGTGATCGCGGTCTATGGCCGCTTCATCCGCAAGGCGCTGGCCAAAGCGCAGGCCGGCCGGAAGGATGCCGATGGCTGACGACGCGGCCACCATCGCCAGCCTGCCGCCGGTCCTGGCTGAGATCGCGCGCCAGCTCAGCGTCGGCGTGGCGCTGGGCTTTGCGCGTGAGCTGGGCGGCACCAGGCTGTCGATTCCGAAGTCGCCGACACCGGCCTTCGTGCGAAAGGTTGGCGGCGAGCCTCTGGCCCTGTATCTATGCGCCAAGTATCCTGACGACGAGATGGACGTGCCCATCGGCCCCTACAGCTCGTTGCGCCAGCAGCGGCGGGCCTTCCGGGAGCGTGTCGCCAGTGCCCCGGCCAGCGCCTCGGAGATCGCCCGCGCGGAGGGCATCACCATCCGCACGGTGCGCCGGTATCGCGCATCCGACCGCGAAGAGCCGCGCCCGCTGCCTCTGTTTCCTGACCTCCCATCCGGCAACCGGTGACAGTCTGTCACCCCTGTTTTGATGTTCCGCCGCGCGCATCGTGACGGCTGAGCGAGGCCGGGCATCTCCAGCGTATGCGTCAAGCACACGTCCTGCCCGGACCTCGCTCAACCCGCAACGAGGCGAGCAGGCAAATGGACGTCCGGCAGCTGGCAAACCAAATCATCCGGCCGACGCTGGCCTATGTCGGCGACGGCCTGCCGGGCTTCGCGTCCGAGGCGGCCGTCCGGCTGCTGCTGGGCACTGCCGCCGTCGAGAGCGAGCTGCACTATCTGGCCCAGGTGCCGACAGGGCCGGCGCAGGGCATCTACCAGATTGAACCGGCCACTGCCGAAGACATTCACAACAGCTTTCTGCGGTACCGGTTGCCACTGCGCTCCAGGGTGATGGAGCTGGCGGCGGCCCATCCTGTCGAGGCGCAGCAGCTGGCCAGCAACCTGGCCTACGCCACGGCCATCGCGCGCCTGGTCTATTGGCGCAGCCCGCTGAAGCTGCCCGCAGCCGACGACATCGAAGGCATGGCGGGGATGTGGAAGCAGGTTTTCAACACGTCTCTCGGGGCCGGAGAGCCGGCCAAGTTCATCGAAGCCTATCGCCGGCTTATCCAGCCGAAGCTGTGAAGGAGGGCATCATGTCCGCGCTGAAAAAGACCTGGATTCCCGACCGCAAGTTCCTCGCTGCCGGCGTTGCCGGCGTCGTGACCTGGCTGCTGATCCTGATCGCTGCCGCTGCCGGCGTCGAGCTGCCGGCCGAGACGGCGGCCGCCTTGTCCGGCGGCGTGATGGCGCTGGTGTTCTACGCCGTGCCGCCTAGCGTCGCTGACGTGGTGCGTCGCGTTGACGATACGCTGAAGCAGCAGTTCGCCGAGGAGATCGCCGGCAAGCTGCCGCTCGACCCCGAGACCGCTGCACGCGGCGGTGGCTCGGCAACGAAGCTGCTGGCTGCCTTTCTGCTAGTCGGCGGACTTGCCTTTGCCGGGCCATCGGCCTGCGGCACGATTAGCCTGGTGCAGGCGGACAAGGCACAGGCCTCGCATCAGATCACGGCCGAGCAGACGGTGTACGCTCTGCAGGCGGACTACAACGCCGCTCTGCTGGCCGCCGTAACCTATGTCGAATCCGATCTGGCCGTTCCCGATGTCACGGCGAACATCATCCGCCTGGAGCGGCTGGCCTGGAGCGCGCTGGCCCGCGCGCAGTACGAGGCGCGGCACGGCGGCTCCGCGACCAAGGGGGCAGCCATCGCCTTGGCCCGAGCGGCTATCGACGAGCTGTCCGCCTATCTGCAGAGGACCAAGCTTACCGCGCTGGGAGGCCCGACATGAACGCCGCGCAGCTGCTGCTGCTCGGCATCCAGATCGCCAATGCGATCAGCGCCGGCATCCCGGCCGCCCTGCGCGCCAAGGCCGCCATCGAGCAGATGGTCGCCGAAGGCCGCAACCCCACCGATGCCGAATGGGCGGAGATCAATGCGATCACGGCCGAGCTGCGCGCCAGGCTGCACGGCGCGGGTGGCGCAGACGAGGGCGGCGAGGACGCGGATGGCTGACATCGGCGACCAGGCGCAGGCACTGGAAGAAGCGCAGCGCGATGCTGCGCTGGCGTCTGTTCGCGCCCTGCCATGTGCCAGCGCGGCCTCGATCTGTGCTGACTGCGGCGACGATATCCCGCCCGCGCGCCTGAAGGCCGCGCCCTGGGCGGTCACCTGCATCGACTGCCAGGAGCTGAGGGAGCGCGCGGCCAAATGACCATCCTTGATCAGATTCGCGAGAACTGGCCGCTCATTCTTGCCGCCGCCAATGTCGGCTTCGGCTGGCTCATGTGGCGCTTCAGCCGCGTGTTCGCCAGCAAGAAGAGCGTCGAAGAGCTGGCGACGGCGCATGGGAAAAGCGCGGAGGCTATCCAGATGCTGCAATCCGAACAGAGGGTGATCGCGGAGCGGCTTAACAACCTGCCCTCCGTTCGTGACGTGGCCGACCTGCGGGAGAACACGGCTGCGCTGGCTGAAGCCAGCAAGCACCTGAGCAAATCGATTGAGACATTGTCGCGCCGGGTTGAGCTGCTGACCGAGAACGAGCTTGAGGGAGCGCGCAAATGAGCCTTGCCAAGCTGCTGGAAGAAGATCGCCGGCTGGCGATCCTTCGCCTGCTGGAAAGCCAGCAGGGCTATCACCTGAACGACAGTGTCGTGCAGGACGCCCTGTCGCGGCTGGGCCATGCCGTGTCGCGCGACCAGGTGCGCGCTGACTTCGCCTGGCTGGATGAAGTCGGGCTTCTGAATGTCGAGGTTGTCCTGGACAGGGTTCATATCGCCAAGCTGACCTCGCGCGGCGTCGATGTGGCGAAGGGGCTGGCCACAGTACCTGGCGTGAAACGGCCCCGGCCGGGGGATTGAGCATGGCGCGCCCTTCCAGCATCGACCGTCTGCCAGCGCCGATCCGTGACAAGGTCGGCGCTTTGCGGCAGGCCGGCGCCACCATCGACGAAATCCTCGATCACCTGAACAAGCTGGACGTCGAGGTCTCGCGCTCGGCCATGGGCCGCCACGTCCAGAAGATCGACAAGATCGGCGAACAGCTGCGGGCCAGCCGCGCCATGGCCGAGGCGCTGGTGCGCGGCCTGGACGAACAGGACGCCGACAGCAAGCTTGCGCGCCTGAACATCGAGATGATGCACACCATCATCCAGCGGATCGCCATGGGCGACGATGGCAACATGCCGGAGCTTGATCCCAAGGAGGCGCAACTGCTGAGCCGCGCCATCACCAATCTGGAGACGGCGGCCACCATCAGTGACGAGCGCATGCGCAAGCTGCGCGCAGAGTTCGCCCGGCAGGCGGCAGACCTCGCCGAGAGCGTGGCGGCAAAGCATGGCCTGTCCGACAAGGGCAAGGCCGACCTGAAGGCCGAGTTCCTCGGCATGGCGAAGAAATGATCGCGGTCCTGGACAAGGCCGGGCCGTCGATCCTGGGAGAGAAGTTCGGTCCCGACACCAAGCTGCTGCTCGACTACCAGCAGAACCTGCTGGCGACCACCGCGATCTCGCAGGTTGTCATCTGCGAGAAGAGCCGCCGGATCGGCTTCACCTGGGCCATCGCCGCCGACGCGGTGCTGACCGCTGCCAGCCAGAAGTCTGCCGGTGGCATGGATGTCTATTACATCGCCTATGAAAAGGAGATGACGCGGGAGTTCATCGACACTTGCGCGCAATGGGCGCGGCTGTTCGACAAGGCCTGCAGCGTGGCCGAGGAGGTCGTGTTCGACGACAGCCCGGACAACCGCATCTTGGCCTTCAGGATCACCTTCGCCAGCGGCTTCGAGATCGTCGCCCTGTCCAGCCGGCCGCGTAACCTGCGCGGCCGTCAGGGCTATGTCATCATCGACGAGGCGGCCTTCCACGACGATCTCGAAGAGGTCATGAAGGCCGCCCTGGCGCTGCTGATCTGGGGCGGCAAGGTGCTGGTGATTTCCACCCATAACGGCGTGGACAATTACTACAACCAGCTGGTCACCGAGGCGCGAACAAAGAAGAAGCCTTACGAGCTGATCACGGTGACCTTCGACCAGGCGCTGGAGGACGGGCTGTACCGCCGCATCTGCATGATCTCCGGCACTGACTGGTCGCCGGAGGCCGAAGCCAAGTGGCGGCAGGGCATCATCGACTTCTACGGCGATGGCGCCGACGAGGAGCTGTTCTGCATCCCGCGCAACAGCGGCGGCAAGTATATCCCGCTGACACTGATCGAGGCGCGCGCAAAGCCGGATATCCCGGTGCTGCGCTGGTCCTGCGATGACAGCTATGTGCATCTGTCCGACCATGTGCGCCATGCCGATTGCCTCGCCTGGTGCGAGCGCGAGCTGCGGCCTCTGCTGCAGGCGCTGCCGCAGGACCGCCGCAGCTATTTCGGGCAGGACTTCGGCCGCTCTGGCGACCTTACCGTGATCTGGCCACTGCTGCTGATGCCTAACCTGCAGCGCCATACGCCGGCCCTTGTCGAGTTGCGCAACGTGCCGTTCCGGCAACAGGAACAGATCCTTTTCTACCTGGTCGACCGCCTGCCGCGCTTCGTGCATGGCGCGCTCGATGCGCGCGGCAACGGCCAGTACCTGGCCGAGGTCGCGATGCAGCGCTACGGCACGGCGCGGATCAGCCAGGTCATGCTGACCGAGCGCATCTACGGAGAGGCCATGCCGAAGTTCAAGGCGGCACTGGATGATGATCAGCTCGATCTGCCGGCCGACGAGCTGGTGCGCGACGATCTGCGCGCCATTGAGGTCATCCGGGGCGTGCCGCGCATCCCGGACAACACCAAGCAGGGCGACCGCCATGGCGACTCGGCCGTCGCCGGCATGCTGGCCTGGCATGCCAGCCTGCAGGAAGGCGGACCCATCGAGTTCAAGGCGCTTGGCCAGGCGCGCAGCTCCAGCGGCATCGGCGACTACTTTGGCGGAGGATGGTGATGGCGCGACAGCCCAGGCAGAAACAGGCCGGTAAGGTGGTCGTCATGCCGCCGGACCGGCGCGAGATCGCCACCGTTTACAACGATGTGACAGCCCCCCTTAACGGCTATGTAATGCAGCCGCGCGACGACGTGCTGGTCAGCCGGGGGCGCGGCCGCGGGCTGGCGATCTATCGCGACCTGATGCGCGACCCGCATGTGAAGGCGGTGATGCGCAAGCGCATCCTGGCCGTCATCGCCCGCGAATGGACGGTGGAGCCGGCCAGTGACAGGCCGGAGGATGAGGCGGCGGCCGAGCTGGTGCGCGCCGCGCTGCTGCGCTTCCCGTTCGACAAGACGTGCAAGGGGCTGCTGCAGGCGATCCGCGACGGCTATGCCGTGGCGGAGGTGATCTGGGCGCCGGTCACCATTGAGGGGCGGACCTGGGTGCTGCCGCAGGCGGTGAAGCCGAAGAACGCCAGCCGTTTCGTCTTCGGCCCTGCCGGCGATCTGCGCCTGCTGACCTGGTCGAACATGCTGCAGGGCGAGGAGCTGCCGCCGCGCAAGTTCGTGGTGACCCGCGACGGCGAGGAGGAGACTGAAGACCCTTATGGCCTCGGCCTTGGCAATGCGCTGTTCTGGCCGGTGTTCTTCAAGCGCAAGGGTGTGGGCTATTGGCTGACCTTCGCGGACAAGTTCGGTGCGCCGACCAGCGTCGGCACCTATCCGGCCGGCGCCACCGACGAAGAGCAGCTGAAGCTGTTGGAGGCGCTGCGCGCTCTTGCCCAGGACACCGGCGTCGTCATACCGGAAGGGATGGAGATCCGTTTCCTGGAAGCCCAGCGCTCCGGCACGGTCAACACCTATGAGCAGCTGGCGCGCTGGTGCGACGAACAGATCTCGGAAGCCGTCCTGGGCGAAACGCTGTCCACCAATATCGGCGACACAGGCAGCCGGGCGGCCAGCGAGACGCACAATGAGGTGCGCGCCGAGCTGACGGACGCCGATGCCGATCTGCTGTGCGGGGCGCTGAACGATCAGCTGGTCCGCTGGATTGTCGAGATCAACCTGCCCAGCGCCACGCCGCCCAGCCTCTGGCGCCATTCCGCCGACGACGAGGATCTGTCGGTGCGCGCCACGCGCGACAAGACGATCTGCGAGATGGGCTTCGAGCCGTCGCTGGATTACATCCACGAGACTTATGGCGGCGAGTGGCAGAAGAAGGCCGCGCCAGTAGCGCCGAAGCCGGGCGCGGTGCCCGCACCCGAGGCCGTTGCAGATCCCGCCGCCTTCGCAGAAGAGGAGCGCGACGCGGCCGACGAGCTGGCGGACCAGCTGGACGATGCCTCGGCCGGGATGCAGGCGCGCCAGGTCGACATCATCCGGGCCGCCCTGGACGAATCCGCCAGCCTGGCCGAGTTCAGCGAAAAGCTGCTGGCGCTGTACCCGTCCCTGCCGTCGGCCGAGTTCGCCCGGCTGATGGGCGAGGCGCTGACGGCGGCCGAGCTGTCCGGCCGGGCCGATATCCTGGACGGCAACTGATGACCATCGGCGAGGGCTTGCCGGCGGCCCCGGCCGCGCCGGTCCACTTCACCGAGGCCATCGACTATCTGCGCGGCAAGGTGCGCCTGCCGACGCGCGCCTGGACCGATCTGTGGGAAGGGCAGCATGCGCGGGGCTTCGTCGTTGCCGGCGCGCAGACCGATGCGCTGCTCGCTGACTTCCACCAGGCGGTCACCCGCGCCACTGCCGAAGGGCGGACCCTTCAGCAGTTCCGGGAGGATTTCGACCGGATCGTTGCCGCCCATGGCTGGAGCTACAATGGCAGCCGGGGCTGGCGCAGCCGCGTCATCTTCCAGACCAACATGCGGATGGCCTATGCCGCCGGCCGCTGGAAACAGGTCCAGGAGAACAAGCGCACCCGCCCCTATCTGCGTTACCTGGCGGTGAAGGACAGCCGCACCCGGCCGGAGCATATGGCACTGCACGGGCTGGTGCTGCCGGCGGATGACCCTTTCTGGGAGCGCATGTACCCGCCGAACGGCTGGAATTGCCGCTGCACGGTGCAGAGCCTGAACGCCCGCGACCTGGAGCGCTATGGCTATGAGGTCGGCACCGCGCCGGAGATCGAGGAAGAGGCGCGGCAGATCAACACGCCTGACGGCCAGGTCACCGTCACGGTTCCAAAAGGCGTCGATCCCGGCTTCGCCTACAATCCCGGCCAGGCGGCCTGGGGGCGCGGTGCGCAATCGGTGGCCATGGAACGCCATGGCGGCTGGGATGAGCTGGTGGCGCCGGGCGCGCCCTCCTACAGTCTCGACCCGCTGTCTGCCACCGCGCCGCGCGCGCAGCTTGCCCCGCGTGTGCGCCAGGGCGACGAGGTCGCTCTGAGGACGCTTCTGCGTCGGTCCATCGGCGGTGACGAGCGGATATTCGCCGATCCGTCCGGCGCTGCTGTCGCCGTCACCCAGGCCGTTGCCGATCATATTGTCGCCGACAGTAAGCGCTGGGACGGCCGTGAAACCTATTGGCCGCTGATCCCGGAGCTGCTGACCGCGCCCCAGGAAATCTGGGTCGGCTTCGCCAGGTCCACGGCATCTGGCAGGGTTGGGCTGCGCCGCCGCTATGTTCGGATGGTGGCGCTGGACAAGGACCGCGCCGTCGCCCTCGTCGCCGATGCCGAAGGCGGCCTGTGGCAGGCGATGACTTTCTTTCGCGGTTCGGCGCGCGCGCTCGGCAACATCCGCAAGGGGCTGTTGATCTATCGGGAGTGACGTCTTTCGGGAATGACGGGGGAATGAGACTGCGGCCCTCCGTGCCGGACCGCGCCGCTCGTCGCAGCTGCAGGGTCACGGCCCAGCTCCGACCAGCTGAAGGCAATATAGCAGTATCTTTTGGACTTGGCCATTCCGCCGCACAGGAAGCCCGCTGACGGGCGCTGGCCGATCAACGCCCCTTCGGGCGTGCGATTCTTTTAAACGGCAATTTGAACGCGCTCTGAGCGATTAGCGCATGCTTCGCGCTGCCCATCCGACAGGGGGGGTGACAGCGCGCTAGCATCGCGGCATGCTGTGCCCACATCCGCCACCGGACCAGGTCCGGCTTTCCGGCCGATGCAATCCCGATCACACGACCATCCCGAGGGGTGACAGGCTGTCACCCCTGTTTTGCGCATCCTCGCCCTTCATTCTGCAGCTTCACAGATGCAGCGGGCCGGCATTACGCGGCCCTGTTCGAGCAGAGCGAGGCGGCGTTGAAGCGCATCCACATCTTCCAGGCCGGCACCCACACCGCCATGAGCGGCGCGACCATCGCCTTTGGCGAAGCGGTCATTGCCGGCATCGCCGCCGCCTATGACCCGGCGGTGCATGAAGCCCCGCTGGTCATTGGTCATCCGAAGCATGATGCTCCGGCCTATGGCTGGGTCGGCGAGCTGAAGGCGGACAAGGCCGGCCTGTACGCCGAGCCGCGCCAGGTGTCGGTCGAGCTGGCCGAGATGGTCAAGGCCGGCAAGTTCAAGAAGATCAGCGCCAGCTTCTACACGCCCGATGCGGCGAACAACCCGAAGCCGGGCAGCTACTACCTGCGCCATGTCGGCTTCCTGGGTGCGCAGCCGCCAGCCGTGAAGGGTCTGCGGCCCATCGAGCTGGGCGAGGCCGACCAGGCCGTCACCATCGAGCTGGGCGACATTGAGCCGCCCGTCGATCTGGGTGACGGCGACCGGGCCGCCGCCTGGTCGCTGCGCAACATTGCCGCCCTGCTGCGCGGCGTGCGCGACATGCTGATCGAGGACAAGGGCGCGGAACGCGCCGACGAAGTCCTGCCGTCCTGGCGGCTCGACGAGCTGAACGAGCAGGCCGGCCGCATCGACAGCCCCGGCACGTCGCCGGCTTTCGCCGACCCCACCACCCCCACCACTCGGGAGACCAAGAGTATGAGCGACAAGGATATCGCCGCGCGGGAAGCCGCCCTGGCGGAAAAGGAGGCGGCGTTCGCCGAGCGCGAGAAGGCAACGGCCGAGGCGCTGAAGACCAGCCGCCGCGAGGGCAACAAGAGCTTCGTCGACGGCCTGGTGGCATCTGCGCAGCTGCCGCAGGGGCTGGCCGGCCTGACGCTTGACCTGATGGAGCAGCTGGACGGCGACCAGGCGGTCAGCTTCGGCGAGGGCGATGCCAGGTTCGAGGGCACCGCCCAGGCGGCGTTCCGCAAGCTGCTGGCCGCCCTGCCGAAGTCGGTCGATTTCGGCGAGCGCGCGAATGGCGAAGAGCCGGGCGCCTCGGCGGCTGGCTTCTCCGGTCCGGCTGGCGTTCCCGTCGATCCGGCGCGGCTCGCCGTCCACAACAAGGCGCTGGCCTTCATGGAGGCCCATCCCGAAACCGATTACCTCACCGCCGCCCGCAAGGTCGAGCGGGCTGCCTAAGGAGCTGACATGAGCAAGCAGTCTTTCCCGCTTCAGTCCCTGACCCTGACCGCCGATGGTGCGGTCGCGGTTCATCGTGGCGTCGGCTACGACGGCGCGCAGGCCACGGTCCAGGGCCAGAAGATCATCGGCGTGTCCCGCTATGCGGCGGCCACCGGTGAGGCCTTTGCCGCCGATACGGCCGGCACGACCGTCATCGAGACCGGCGACGAGATCGCGGTCGGCGATTCGCTGATCGTGGACAGCTCCGGCCGCGCCATTCCGGTCAGCGGCGAGATCGCCATCGGCGCCGGCGCCACGCAGGTCACCAGCTCCGCCGCGAACGGCGCGATCCTGACCGGCGGCGACCTGCCGGAGTTCGTGTTTGCGGACGCCCTGCAGGCGGCCAGCGGCGCGGGCGAGTTCATCGAAGTCAAGCTGCGCTAAGGAGGCGCGACCATGAGCACTGCCAACATGAATACCGGCCAGGTCCGCGTCGTCGATCCGGTCCTCTCCACCGTTGCCCACGGTTATGTCAGCCCCGACTTCGTCGGCGGCATCCTGTTCCCCTTCGTGGATGTCGATATCTCCGGCGGCAAGGTGCTGACCTTCGGCAAGGAGGCGTTCCAGCAATACAGCCTGCGCCGTGCGCCAGGCGCGGACACGCCGCGTGTCAGCTTCGGCTATCAGGGCGCGCCCTATTCCCTGGTGCAGGATGCGATTGAGGTGCCGGTGCCGCGCGAGCATCAGCGCGATGCGTCGGTCATGCCCGGCATCGATCTCGGCACGCGGGCGGTGAATTTCGGGATGCGGATCGTGATGCAGGCGCTGGAGGTTGACCGCGCAGCCATCGCCCTGAATGCCGCCAACTACGACAATGACCACAAGGTCGCGCTGACGTCCGGCGACAAGTGGTCTGCGGAGACCGGCACGCCGAGCGCCGACATCGACACTGCCAAGGAGGCGGTGCGCGCCTCCACCGGCATGATCGCCAACACGGTTCTGCTGTCGGCGGTCGCCTTCAATGCGGCCCGCAACAATGCGAACGTTCTGGAGCGCTTCAAGTACACCAGCTCCGACTCGGTCACGGCCGACATGCTCGCGAAGCTGTGGGACGTGGAGCGCGTCGTGGTCGGCCGCGCCATCAGCGCCGACGATGCAGGCGCCTTCAGTGACATCTGGGGTAACAACGCCGTTGTGGCCTATGTGCCCGCCAGCCCCGCCGGGATGGAGCAGCCGAGCTATGGCTACACCTACCGGATGCGCGGTCATCCGGCGGTCGAGCAGGCCTATTGGGACCAGCGCTCGAAGAGCTGGATCTACGGCGTGACCATGGAGCGCGCCCCGGTGCTGACCGGCATGGCGGCGGGCTACCTGATCCAGAACCCCAACTGAGGCCGGCGCCATGAACATCCGCATCAACACGCCCTTGAAGCACGGCGGGGAGATCATCCCCGCCGGCACGGTCATCGCCCCTGGCGTCATCGATCTGTCGGAGCGCGACGGGGCGGCGCTGGTGGGCGCCCGCGCCATCGAGCTGACGAAGGACGATCCGTCGCCTGGATATGAGGGCAAGGACGGCAAGAAGGCCGCCGACCAGTCTGCCGCCGAGAAAGCAGCTGCGGAAAAGGCGGCGGCGGAGAAGGAAGCCGCCGAGCGCGCCGCTGCCGAGAAGGAGGCCGCCGAGCGGCCTGCTGCTGAGAAGGAGGCTGCTGACCAGGCTGCCGCCAAGGAGGCAGAGGAGAAGGAAGCCGCTGCTCGCGCCGCTGCCGAGAAGGAGGCCGCCGACAAGGCCGCAGCTGAGAAGGAAGCTGCCGGCGCGGCCGACAAGCCGAAGCGCGGCGGCAAGAAGTCCGAAAGCTGAGCCTGAAGGACCCTGAAGGACTATGGCGGCCTACATCACGCAACAGCAGCTGATCGAGCGCTATACGGAAGAGCGGCTGGTCGATCTGACCAACCAGCGCCAGGACGGCGACCAGATCGACCAGGAGGCGCTGGACCGCGCCATCGCCGACGCGGAAGCGGCGGTTAATGGCTATGTCGGCGTTCGCCATGCGCTGCCGCTGCCCGTGGTGCCTGAGCTGCTGACGCAGATCGCGGCGGCCATCGTCTTCTACCAGCTGCATGTCGAGACCGCGCCGGACAAGGTGGCGGCCGACTACAAGGCGGCCATCGCGAAGCTGACCGATATCGCCACCGGCAAGATCACGCTGCCCGGCCTGCCGGGCCAGTCCGCGCCGGCCGGCGCCGGCAAGGTGCTGGTCTCCACCGGTGGGCGGCAGGTCACGGACAGCATGCTGGCCGACTACGAGGATGGTGGGCTGGGCCGGGGCGGCACCGGGCGCGGGGATCGCTGGTGATGAGCGCGCAGATCGACATCCGCCTGCTGGATATCGGTGTTAGCGACACTGTCGCCGCGATGATCGCCGCTGGCGAGGATATGACCCCGGCCATGCGCGATATCGGCGCCAGCCTAGTGACCAGCACTGTGCGCCGCTTCGAGATCGAGGAAGGACCGGATGGGTCACCCTGGCCGAAGAGCGTCCGCGCGCTGGCCGAGGGCGGCCAGACACTGACGGAAAGCGCCAGGCTGCGGCAGTCGATCACCTATATCGCCGCGCCCGCCTCGGTCGAGGTCGGGACCGATGTCGCCTATGCCGGCGTCCACCAGGACGGCAAGACGATCAAGCCGGTGTCGGCGCAGGCGCTGACCTTTCGTATCGGCGCTGCCTGGGTGACCGCGAAGGAAGTCACGATTCCGGCGCGACCCTTTCTGGGCATCGACGAGGCTGATGAGGCGGAGATCGGCGCGATCCTGACCGATCATGTCGGCGAGGCCGCGCAATGAGCGGCGCGGACCTGGTCGATAGCGTCACCACCCGCCTGCGTGCCGAGGTCACCGATCTGCGGTCTGTCGAGGGTGCTGCCGAGCTGAGCGAGCTGCTGGGCAAGAAGATCATGCCGGCGCGCCTTCCGGCCGCCTTCGTGCTGCCGCTGGGCGATGACGCGGGCGGAGACGCCTATGCCACCGGCCTGATGTCGCAGCAGGTGACCGAGACCGTCGCCGTGCTGGTCATCGACAAGGTGTCCGGCGATGCCAGGGGCGGCAAGAGCTGGTCACGCGGCATCGTGCCTCTGAAGCACAGCGTCTTCGATGCCCTGCACAACTGGAAGCCGGGCGAGAGCAACGATCCGCTGCAATACCGGCGCGGCCGTCTGGTCGCGGTCAATGCCGCCGGAGTCTTCTACCAGCTCGACTTCCAGTCGGCCTGGTATCTGCGAACCGAAACCCGACAGGAGGCCTGATATGCGCCAGGGCGGAAGCTACTCACGCAAGAAGAAGGATGCCACGCCGAAGCGCCTCGGCGGCACCCAGGATCACAAGGGCGGCAACATGGCCCGCGCGGCCGATGGCGCACCGCTGCGCCGCGCCACGCTGCCGGCGCCGGCCGAAGCACCGAAGGCTGCTGCCGCCATCAAGGCGGAGCGCGCGGAGCCGGCACGCGCCGAAACCAACACTGCGAAGGAGTAAGGCACCATGGCGGGCAAGAAGTGGCGGCTGAAGGCGATCCTGGCCAAGGTCGAGGATACCTATGGCGTCGATGCGGAGCCGGCCGGCGCCACCGACGCGATCCTGTCGGTCAATGCCGAAATCCGGCCGATGGAAGGCAGCAGCGTCGAGCGTGCGGTCGACCAGCCGTACAAGGGCGCGCGGCCGGAAATCCTGGTCAACACCCATGTCGGCCTGAACTACGGCGTGGAGATCGCCGGCAGCGGCGCGGCCGGTACCGCACCGGCCTGGGCCGCCCTGATGCGCGCCTGCGGCTTCGCCGAGACGGTGACCGAGGCTACCGACGTGCAGTACGACCCGGTGTCCACCGACGAGGAGTCGGCGACGCAGTATTTCCAGCTGGACGGCGTGAAGCACGCCCTGCTGGGCAGCCGGGGCAGCTTCGACATCAACCTCGCGGTCGGCGAGCTGCCGCTGTTCAACTTCCAGTTTCTGGGCCTGTTCCAGACGGTGACCGATACGGCGCTGCCGGCGGTGACCCTGACCGGCTTCAAGACGCCGCGTCCGGTGACCAATGCCGACACCCCGACCTTCCAGCTGAACGGCGTTGACCTGGTGATGCGCTCCCTGCGCATCAACGTGAACAACCAGCAGGCGGGCCGGTTCCTGGTCAACCAGGAGGAGATCGTCACGCCCGACCGCGCTGTCACCGGCACGGTGGTCTATGAGATGCCGGCGCTGGCTACCTTCAACCCGTTCGCCCTGGCCGAAGCGCGGACCCTGGTGGCGCTGTCCTGCGTCCATGGCACCACGGCCGGGAACATCGTCGAAATCTCGGGCGCGAAGGTGGAGCTGGGCCGGCCGACCTATAGCCAGCAGCAGGGCATTACCGAGGTATCGCAGCCCTTCCGCATGCTGCCCAACACCGGCGACGACGAGATCGCCATCATCGTGAAGTAAGGAGAAACTTCCATGTTCACCCTGCGCGAAGAGCTGAAGTACGAGCTGCGGATCACCGTCGACATGCCGGACCCGGAGAAGGCGTCCCGGCGGCTGAAGGAGAGCTTCTACGCCACCTTCCGCGCCCTCTCGATCTCCGAGGCGGAAGAGCTTCGCCGCAAGGCGCGTTCGTCCACCGAGGACGAACTGGCCGGCCTGGCGCGCGAGACCCTGCGCGAGGCGATCCTGGGCTGGCGCGACATCAAGGATGCGGACGGCAAGGAAGTCCCGTTCAACGACGAGAACCTGACGCTGATCCTGGACAACCAGTTCGCGGTGACAGCGCTGTTCGATGCCTATGTCGGCAGCCTGCAGCCGGAAAGCCGCCGGAACCGTCGCCTGGGAAACTGATCGAGGCCGGCCGGCTTTGGGCGCGGGGCGATGCCGGCCAGGCGCCGTCGCCAGACCAGGAGCTGCTGGACGATCTGGCCTTCTGGGGCATCGATCCTGCGGTACTGGACCTGGCGCCGGCGGGCGTTCCGGCAGACGCGGAAGAGGAAGGGTTTCCGATTCCGGGCGACTGCTGGGACGCCCTTGTTCTCTTCCTCTCCTGCGACCGCGCCTGGCGAGTCCACTACGTCGCCCATCCGGGCGGCCTGCTGCTTGTCTGGCAGGGGCTGGACTGGCCAGCTGTTCGGGCCATCCGGCAGGAGCGGGACATCCGCCATACGAAAGACCTGTTCGACCAGGTCCGAGCGCTGGAGACCGGCGCCCTTGAAGTTCTGAACCGGCATTAAACGGACGTTCACATGGCCCTGCGTTTAAATGTGCTGCTGACCGCCACAGCCGATGGGCTGAAGGGCGAGCTGCGCATGACGCAGGCCGAGATGGGCAAGCTGCGGCAGGAGGCGCGACAGGTCAGCCAGGAGGCCGGCGGTACAGGCCAGGCGCTGGACCGTGTAGGCCGCAGTACCGATACGCTGCGCGGCCGGCTGTTCAACCTGCGCACTGCCTTCGCCGCGCTTGGCCTGGGTCTCGCGGCGCGGGAGTTCTTCAACGTCAATCTGACTGCCGAGCGTCTCTCCGCGCAGCTGGAGACCACCACCGGCTCCGTCACCGGCGCGCGCAATGCCTTCGCGGAACTGGAGAAGTTTGCGGCGCGGACGCCGTTCAGCCTTGACCAAATCACCGAGGCCTTCATCCGGCTGAACAATTTGGGGCTTAAGGCCAGTGAGGAGGCACTACTCAGCTATAGTGACATCTCCGCCGGGATGGGCCGCGACATCATGCAGTGGGTGGAGGCTGTCGCCGACGCCGTCACCGGCGAGTTCGAGCGGCTGAAGGAGTTCGGCATCCGCGCCAGCCAGGACGGCGACCGCGTGCGGTTAACTTTCAAGGGTATCACCACCGAGATAGGCAAGTCGGCCGCGGAGATCGAGACGTTCCTGATCCGGCTTGGCCAGGTCAACTTCGCTGGTGCGAGCGAACTTCAGATGGCTCGGCTGACAGGCCGCATCAGTAATCTTGCAGACGAATACGCGAAATTTGTGCGGCTGGTCGGGGGCGGCGCATTCGTCCCGGCGATCTCAGCGGCCATCGGAGATCTGAACGATCAGATAGCTGAAAGCGGCAAGGCTATCCGGGACTTCGGGACGCAGCTAAGTTTCGGCCTGGCCGAAGGGCTGGAAAGCCTGCTGCTGGTCGGCGCGACCAGTGTCGAGGTGCTGGAGCCCGTAGTGGGCGCCGCTGGCGATCTGGTTATGGGGTTGTGGAGCGGCTGGGCGTCCCTGGCCACGTCTCTGGGCGTGGACCCAAGCTGGGGCATCCTGGCGGCCATCCTGTTCGGCAAGATTGGCGTCATCGCCGTTGCAGGCCTCGGTGCCGTGCAGTCGATGCTGGACTGGTTCGACCAACGCGTCGCCGATTCGATCACCTGGCTGCAGAACCAGTCGCGCCGGCTGTTCGGGCTGGAAGAAAGGGAAGCGCCGAACGTCCTCGACCGGCGTTCCTCAATCCGGGATGGCTATCTCGCCGAGATGAACGCCCTGATGGGCGAGCTGAACAGCATCGGCGCCAATGGCGGGAATGTTGCGGAGGGGATCGATTCTGCCGTCAATGAAGGGCTGACCACCACCGTTTCGGAGCGGCTGCGGCGGATCGCCGACAGCGTGCGGGAAGTGATCGAGCAGTTCCGTGCCGCCCCACCGGCCGCAGAAGACACGGCCGGCGCGCTGGATGGGCTTGGCGGCAGCGCCGCGCGCACCGCCCAGCTGACCGCCGAACAGGGCAAGCAGCTGCAGACGCTGCGCGACCAGCTGGACCCCGTTGCCGCCAAATGGCGCGAGGTGGACAAGCAGGCGCGGCTGCTGGAGCAAGGGCTGGCGGCCGGCGCCATCACCTATGAGCAGTATCTCGATCTGATCGAGGCTATCGGCCGGGAGGTCGAGCTGTGGTCGCGCGAGCAGGACGCGGCCAGCACTTCCGTGCGCCGGCAAGCCGAGGATATGGAGCTGTCGAACCAGCTGCGCCGGCTGGAGCTGGAGGGCACGGAGCAGTCGCGGCAGAAGATCATCGAGCTGACCACGGCGCGCGAGCTTGAGCGGCTGGAGATCGAGCGGACGCAGGCGCTGCTGGCCGCCCAGCCGGAGCAGTATGCGGCCATCAATGCCGCCTATGACCGGCTGCGCGACGCCATCATGGATGAGGGCCAGGTCAAGCAGCTTGAGCGCATTCAGGCGCAGGCCAACCCGCTCGCCAAGGCCTTCGAGACAGCGGCCGAAAGCATCCAGCGCAGCTTCAGCGATGCCTTCACCTCGATCTTCCGCAATGGCCGGCTTCGCTTCGACGAGCTGGGCGATTCGATCAAGGACATCTTCGCCCGCACGCTGGGCGAGATGGCGACGCTGGCGATCGCGCGACCGATCATCGTGCCGATGGTGCAGCAGCTCGGCAGCTTCATGGGTGTCGGCCAGCAGGCGATCAATGGCGTTACCAACAATCTGGGCGGCGGTAGCGGATTCGGGTTGGGGCAGCTGCCAGGCGGTGGTGCCGGCCTGTACAACAGCTTCGCGACCGGCAGTGTCGGCCGCTTCCTTGGGCTGTCGACACTGGTCGATGACGGCGTAGGTGGCGGCTTCGCTCAGATGACAGGGCTGGGCAGCGCCCTGGGTGACGGCTTTGCCGCTTCGCCCTGGGGCATCCTGGGCAGCCTTGGCGCCAATGCGCTGGGGCTTGGTGGCGGTATCGGCGGGACTATCGGCGGTGTCGTGGGCAGCATTGGCGGTGGTGCGGCCGGCAGCGCCTTGCTGGGCACGATCCTTGGCTCGGCCGCCGGGCCGGTGGGCGCGGTGCTGGGCAGCTTCCTGGGCACCGCGCTCGGCGGCCTGCTGGGCAACAGCAAGCCGAGCGACAAGACGGCCAGCTTCCAGGGCTTGCTGGGCAGCGACTTCCTGAAGACCGAGGATGGCGCTGACGACGCCAGCCGGCAGAACCGCGATGCCATGCAGACGGCCGTCGAGACCGCTGTGCCGGCGGTGCTGACGCTGCTGGGCAGCAGCCTGACCGATATGTCGCGCTTCTACCTGGACGCCGCGACGGGCCAGCGCGACGGCAACCGCTTCTGGCTGTACGACACCGGTGGCGCGGACCTTGCCGGCCAACCGGCCAGCGCCCGGCCGGAGGCGATTGCCAGCGGCACCTTCGACAGTGCCGAGGCGCTGCTGGGCGCTATCGTGAAGGCGATCACCGACCAGGTCGAAGGGCTGTCGGCCGTGATGCAAACGGTCCTGGACCAGGTCGATTTCAGCGACATTGAAAGCGCGGTGAACGACCTGCAGCTGGCCCGTGTCTATGAGGAGCTGGGCCAGGTCGCGGAAACCGTGCCGGAGGCGCAAGCCGCCATCGACGCGATCAACAGCCAGTTCGAGACGCTGACTGAGTTCGCCGAGCGCTACGGCCTGGCACTGGACAAGGTGACAGAGGCGCAGGCGGATGCGCTGGCGGAGCTGGAGAGCGGCTTTGTGGATGGGCTGCGCGACCAAATCCTGCAGCTGACCGATCCGGCCGCCGCGCAGGTTGCCGAGCTGGACAAGTGGCGGGCCGCACAGATCCGCAACGCCGAGGCTATTGGCCAGGCCAACGGCCGCGTCGGCGCCAGCAGCGAGGCGCTGGCCGCCATTCAGGAGCTGTACGCCATCCGGCTGCAGGCGATCACCGGCGAGGTCGCGGAGAATGTGTCCGTCCTGACCGAGGCGACCCGCACGCTGTACCTCGATCAGATCTCGGCGGTGACGGCCTTCCGCGATGATCTGGCCCGCAAGGCGGATGATTTCCGGCGGATCATCGACAGCATGAACCGCACGCAGCTGTCGCTGCTGCTGGACAGTGACCTGTCGCCTCTGTCACCGCAGGCCCGCTATCAGGAGGCGGAGCGGCAGTTCGAGGAGATGGCGCGACGCGCGCGGCTGGGTGACCAGGACGCGGCCGAGCAGCTGCCGGAGATTGTGCGGGCGTTCCTGGAAGCGAGCCGGGCCTATTTCGGGGATGCGCAGGCCTATAATGCCGACTTCCAACGTGGCCAGGACGTGCTGGAAGAAACCAAGTCGGTTGCCCAGCGCCACCTGACCACCGCCGAGCAGCAGCTCGGCCGGCTGGACAGCCAGATCGCCCTGCTGCGCGAGCAGCTGGATACGGAGCGGCTGCTGGTCACCAGCTTCGAGCAGGCCATCGGCATCCTGGACGGGATCAAGGCCGCGCTCGATGCGCTGGCCACACCGCAGAAAGGCGTGCCGTCCAATGCCGGCGGCAGCGGCTATGTCTATCCGACCAGCGGACTTGACGCCGCCGCTCGCAACGTCGAGGCGGTGATCGACCAGTACCGCGTTGGCAAGGCCGGTGGCGATGGCATCAGCAAGGAGCAGCGTGACGCGGCCCTGAGCGCGATCCTGGCAGAGCTGGCGCCCGAGGACCGGGCCACGGTCGGCGGGATGCTGGATATCGACAACTGGTCCGCCACCGATAACCCGTTCAAGAACCTGGCCGGCTATGCTTCTGGCGGCCGCATCACCGGCGGCATTGCCGGCGTGGACAGTGTACCGGTTATGACCATGCCGGACGAGTTCGTCATCCGCAGCGCCAGCGCGCGGCGGATCGGCTTCGATGCGCTGGAGCAGATGAACCGCACCGGCACCCTGCCGGGCACCGGCAATGGTGGTTCCGACCTGTCGCCGCTGGTCGGCGCCATCGGCCAGACCACGGACGCGGTGATGGCGGCCGGAGACGCCCAGGCTGCCGCCACGGCTGCACTGGCGGATGAGATGGCCGGCATGAAGCAGGCGATTGCCGCGCAGGGCGCGCAGATCGCCGACCTGGCCCAGAAGCTTGAAAAAAGGCGGGTAGCATGAGCCAGCGCAGGATCATGGCCTATCTGGTCGAGCTGGACCTGCTCGGCCCGGCCGACCAGGAGGTGACGCTGTACTTCAGCGACATACCGGTGCGGCCCTTCCCGTCGACCGATCCTGACCGGCCGAACCAGCGCTATGACAACCGGCTGCTGGAAGCGCCCTCGATGTCGCTGGACATCTTCGCTGATGCCAGCCGCCTGGCCGGCAATCTGGGTGTCGGCCGGCTGACCCTGTCGAACGCGGACGGCGCGCTGAACCAGTATCGCGGCTGGGCCTTCAGGACCGTGCGCGTCTGGTGGGGTGAACCTGCACAGCGCAGCTTCGCCGCCTTCCGGCCGTTCCTCGCCGGGCGGGCGGAGACGCCGACCTGGGCGATCAGCGCCAGCCAGCCCAGCCGGCTGGTGGTGCCGGTTTACGATGCCAGGCTCGATCTGGAGCGGGACATCCAGGAGACGACCTTCGCCGGCACGAATGTCGGCCCTGACGGCTATGAAGGTGGGCCGGATGATCTGCGCAACCGGGTGAAGCCGCTGGCGCTGGGCGACCTGGTCACCGCGAACATCCCGCTGGTCTGGGTGAATGGCCCTGCCCAGGTCGGCCAGGTGCATGACGGCGAGATCGAGGAGCTGTCCGGCCTCTATGACCGGGGCGCTGATGCCAATCTGATCGAGGATGGCGACGAATCGGGCGTGGACTTCGACGACGCCGAGCCGGATGCCGGGCACCTGGTCACCGATCTCGGCCGGGGGCTGGTGAAGGTCAACCAGGATTTCGGCGGCGATGTGACCGTGGGTGTGAAGGGCGCGGTCGACCTGGTGCCTGCCGCCGGTTACCTGGACACGGTGCCGCCGCAGATCCGCGCGCTGATCCTGCGGCGCAATCCAGAGGCCAGCATCGGTACCAGCTTCACAGCGCTGACCGCCACGGAAACCGCCAAGGCCGGCCTGTACATCCCGGATCGCATGGCCGTGCGGCAGGCCGTGCAGCTGTTCGCGGCCGGGCTTCCCGGCTGGGTGCTGCCGGACCCGCTGGGCACCTGGCAGATCGGCAAGCTGCGCCTGCCTTCCGGCACGGCCGACCGCATTATCAGGCCGGTGGATGTGATCTCCATCACGCCTGGCGACCGGCAGGTCAGCATCCCCTGCTGGAAAGTGACGGTGCGCGGCGAGCGTTACTACCGCACGCACACGCGGCAGTCGCTGGCCGAATCGCTGTGGGACACCGAGGACGAGGCCCGGCTGCGCGAGGAATGGCGCGAGGCCGTGGCAGAGGATACGGCCCTGCGGGACCGCTGGTGGCCGAACGTCCGAGAGGTGGTGGTGGACACCGCGCTGCGCGATCCGGCCGACATGCAGCTGGTCGCCGATCTGCTGTTCGACGTGATGTCGGTGCGGCCTGATGAGACGCCCTGGGAGGAGTATCTGGTCACGCTGGAAATGGACGAGGAGTGGCTGGACCTGGTCGCTACGCCCGGCCTCGGTAAGGCGCATGTGCAGCTGATCTACCCGCCTGACGGCATCGACCGCCTGATGATCGTGATGGGGGCGGCACCGGGCCGGCCGGCAGGCCATCAGATCACGCTGCGGGTGTGGGGGTGACGATGGCGCTGCTGGGATATCTGCTACTGGAGAACCTCGCGCTCGATGCCGAGCTGACCGGCGGCAACTGGAACGATACCGAGGGCGACATGCTCGATCCGCGCATCGAGAGCGCCCCGGCGCGCGCGGCAGGCCTGACGCTGGCCGATACCAAGATCACGATGACCTGGGAGAGCGCCCGGTACTGCACCGATCTGGTGGTGTGCGGCCACACGGGCGGGCTGGACGGCCGGTACCGTGCCACCGCCTATGAGGGCGAGGCGCAGATCGCGCAGATCGACTGGACGGACATCTTCGGGCGCATCTATGACACCAGCGACCTGCCCTGGGAGCAGAGCAACTGGTTCACCGGCAAGCCGCGCGAGCAGGACATAGCCGGCTATGCCCGGCACCTGCGCATCCGCTGGCCGGAGCTGATCGCGCCGACCAGCATCGAGCTGGAGTTCGACGTCACCACGAACGCGGTGGATTTCGACCTGGGATATCTGTTCGCCGGCAACCCGCTGTCGCCGCGCTGGACCTACAGCCGCAGCCGGGAGATGGGCATCCGCAGCAACACGCTGCGCGACCGCACCGCTGGCGGCCGGCAGATACTGAGCCGCCGCACCGGCGCGCGCACCCAGCGCGTGACCTTCCAGCACCTGAGCAAGGGCGAGGCCGCGCGGCTCTATGACTACGCGCTGCGCGAGGACATCCACCCGGCGATTTTCGTGCCGGACCCGAACGACAACGTCCATGAGTTCCGCGAAGTGTTCCCGGCCTGGCTGTCCGTGGTCAGCGCGCCGCGCCAGACCAGCGTGAAGGACGAATGGTCGATCACCATCAACCTGGAAGAGATGCAGGGGTAAGCCATGGCCATCACCGTAGAAGATGCCATCACGAAGCTGACGACAGGCTACTGGAACAAGAACGCCCGTACCGAGGCAAATCCGGGCGGCTTCGGCGCCAACGGCCATGTCGACAACCTGCCGGCGCTGGCCGAGGCGCTGGGTGTTGTCGGTGCTTTCGCCGGCACCCAGGGCGAGCTGGCTGACGAGGTGCTGGCGCTGCAGGCGCAGATCAATGCGGTGGTCGCTGCCGGCGACGATATCGTCATCGTCGCTGAGGACATCGCGGCCGTGCTGGCGGCAGCGGCCAATATGGCTGCGATCCTCGCGGCACCTGGTGCTGCTGCGGCGGCGTCAGGCTTTGCTGGAGAGGCGGAGGGCTTCCGCGACGAGACGCAAATCTTCCGCAACGAAGCGCAGGCGGCCGTCGGCGGAGCGCGCGTGAGCGCCACCGATACGATTGCCGGCGGTCTGTTCGACAAGATAGAGGTCGGCGGTGGACTGACGAAGGAAATCAGCGCGCCTGGCGGGAATGAGAAACTGCTGCTGACCGTGCCGCCGCTCACCGATCTGATCGGCAACATCATGGCCCTGGCCTGGACTGTCGCCGAGCTGCAGGGCGCGGCCCTGACCGGATATGCGAACATGGTGGTTGACGCTTTCGAGGATGATTCTGGCATTGACGCCGAGGAAACCACTTTCGCGGTATATAACCCAGGCACGGCCAGCTGGAAGTCTGTAGTGGACCAGCTGTCCATCAGCTATCAGACAGCTGCTACATCCTCTAGCGCGCTATTTACCTACACTTTTGCAGCCCAGCCTCTCGGTACGGCCGCGCCTGACAGAACAATCGTCGTTGGTGTGGCAAGCCGGAACACAAATGGCAGCAAACCAACGGCTGTGACCATCGCCGGCGAATCTGCGGCCTTGGCGGTTGAGACTTGGACAGGCGCCGAAAATGAAGGCGTAAGCATTTGGCATGTGCTGGTCCCCGAGGGCGCGAGTGGCGATGTGGTCGTCACATGCTCGAATATACAGGCTGGCTGTGCCGTCGGCGTATGGGCAGTCTATGGGCCGCTCCAGGTAGCAGACGTGGATGCGGCCAGCGTTGGCAGCGACACCAATGCGCTATCCGTTGATGTCCCTGCTGGCTGCGTGATCGCGGCGATGGCAATCGCGACGGGTAATTTCACCTGGAGCGGCGCGTCAGAGCGATTCGACAACACCACAACTATGGGAATTTCAGTCATCTACAGCGGCGCGGATGTAACGCCCGGCACCGCAGGTCCAGGATACGGGGTGACTGCTCAGGATAACTCCGGCGGCGGCCAGAACACTGCAGCCGCCGCTGTTTTCGGGCGTATGGTTTCTGGCGCCCGCGACCTGGTCTCGGTCCCCCTGACGGCCGCCAGCGATCCGACGTCGCTGGTCATCGGCGCGGAGATCGAGGTGCCGGCCCTGATCACGTTGGGCACGGACCTGATGCTCTATGGCTCCATCGACGATGGTGCCTCCTGGGAAGAGGTCGCGGCCTACCAGACCTATGCCGCTGCCGGCGGCCGGCTGCTGGTCTTCGGTACCGCCGACGTGACCGGCCAGACCGGCACCGACGTTCGCATTCGCGCCGCCACGGCCGAGGGCGAGATCGTCACTATCCACAAATGGGGCGTGCAGGCCGACGTGGCCCTGACGCCGCCGGCATAAGGAGGGCATATGGCTTTCAGGCACAACAACCAGGCGCTGGTCACGCCACCTGCAGCTACGCTGGAGGAGGCCAAGCTGCGTGCTCACGAGACCATCGACATCGTGGCTGGCGCGGCGCGCGCCTCGGTGCTGACGATGGTGCCCGGCCAGGAGATGACCTACCTCCGCAAGGAAGACCAGGCACGCGCCTATCTGGCCGATGGCGACCCCGACGACAACGACTATCCGCTTCTGCAGGCCAGCGTCGGTGCTGACGCTTACCCGGCCGGCCATCCGAACGCTGGCCAGCTGGTCGCCACCGTCGCCGAGGCTGCGGCGGTGGTCATGATGGTGTCGGACGCCTGGACCAACCTGGGCGCGCTCATCGAGCGCGTGAGGCTACGTGGGAAGAGGCTGGCGACGCTGGCGGAGACGCCGGCCGAGGTTGCGGCCTGCGTCGCCTGGGCGCGGGCGGCCTACACCGCCGCCCTGGCCGGCGAGGAGCTGCCGGCCGAACCGGAATTTTAAAGAATGAATAGCCCTATAAATTAAAAGTATCACCGTCGGAAAATCCTAAGACCAAATCTTAATTATTAAACAGATAATTCCTATGACAAATCCGATAGAGCAGAAAATTATTGATATTGATGATAGAAATTCGTGCATTTTTTCTAAATACAATATTCTATCATTAGAAAGAATTTCTACAGAATACCTTATTGAAAAATCAAGTTCGTCGTCATTTTTCATAAGACGCAAGTACACATCATTAAGTTTTTTTGTAATAATAACAGAAACAACAGAAGATATAGTTGATAGAGAAAATAATGTAACCGTGATAGAGGATAGTATTTTCAAAAAATCTGAGGAATTTTCGTCAAAAAGAAAAATTAGCTGCGCCGATAAAACCAATCCACCAATTGATGTCGCGGTTACATATTTTTCTAATGTTGATTGTATTGTTCTATTTGCTTCCTGTAATGATTTTTTCTTTTCTAGGAAGTCTCCTCTTGCCATAGCATTTCTCCGTCTGCTGCTTTCCGGCCGGCGGGGGCTCGGGCGCGCCAACGCCCTCACCGCGAGCGTCAACTCGCCCTATCGATCCCGGCCGCTGATCGGTCGGCCCGCCACACCAGCGATCACTGGCGGGACAAGCCTATTGAGGGCATATCGTGGAGTCCATCAACTATCAGCCCGTCCGCCCGGTGCGGCCGGTGGCCCCCTATATCGGCGGCAAGCGCAACCTGGCGAAGCGCCTGGTCGCGATGATCGATGCCATCCCCTGCGAGACCTATGCCGAGGTGTTCGTCGGCATGGGCGGCATCTTCCTGCGGCGCACCCGACAGCCGAAGGCCGAGGTGATCAACGACTACAGCCGGGATGTCAGCACCTTCTTCCGGGTACTGCAGCGCCATTACCAGGCCTTCCTGGACATGATCCGCTGGCAACTGACCACGCGGGCGGATTTCGAGCGGTTGCTGGCGACCGATCCGGACACGCTGACGGACCTGGAGCGCAGCGCGCGCTTCCTGTATCTGCAGCGCGCCGCGTTCGGCGGCAAGGTCGCTGGCCGGACTTTCGGCGTAGCGCCGGGTGCTGCTGGCCGGTTCGATATCACCAAGCTGGTGCCGATGCTCGAGGACGTGCATGCGCGCCTGTCCGGCGTGGTCATCGAAGCGCTGCCCTGGCAGGCCTTCCTGGAGCGGTACGACCGGCCGGGCACGCTGTTCTATCTCGACCCGCCCTACTACGGCAGCGAGGGCGATTACGGGCCGCTGTTCGACCGCAGCCAATTCGAGCAGATGGCAGACAGCCTGCGGAGGCGCGAGGGCAAGTTCCTGCTCTCCATCAACGATCACCCGGAAGTGCGCCGTATCTTCGCGGGCTTCGCCATGGAGGAGGTCGAAACGACGTACTCATTGCCGGGGGGCGGTCACTCGAAGCGCGTTGGCGAGCTGATCATCACCGGCGGCTAGTGAGCGGCGCCGAAGGCACGGTAATAGTCCCGCTGCTGACCATCGGGCAGGGTGAGGCGCAGCGTCGGGTGACGGCCGCCGCAGCGCTTGCACCTGATCCAGCCGCCCAGCCGCTTGATCTCCGAGACAGGCACGCGGGGCTTCCGCAGGATCGCCGGCACATCGATATCGCCTTGGTGGCCGCAGCTGCAGACAGCCGTGAGCCGTCCGTCATAGGTAGCGACCTCGCTCAACAGCTCGATGATTTCGATGGCCGGCAT